GATGTGGCCCGGGCCTTTGGGGGCCACCAGGATCACATCGACATTCTTCGGCGGGGGGGGGGGCTGGTGGTGGGTGGGGGGACCGAGGGGGGGGCGGGGGTTGGGTTGTCCTGCCCCCGCCAGGACGGCGGGGGAGTCGCCGGCCGTGCCGTCGTTCACCGGCACCGGAGTGAGTTCGGGGCCAAAGGCCACGTGCCAGGACAGAGACGTAGCCCCGCTGGCTACGGAGTCCACGATGAACACCCCGCCCGCTGCGGCACCGAACGGCACCTTCGGGCTGGTCGCTGCTGTCGCGGTGGCCACCACCGTGCTGGTGACGGAACTGAGTCGTTCGATCTTGTTGGGCATTACTTCTTCTTCCTTTTCCAATGCGGAACGATCCGGTCCTTCACCTTCTCGATGGCTTCGCCGCGAGAGAGTTTCGGGTGGGCCTTCATTTCCTTGCGGACATGCTCTTTGAGAATGTCTGGGGCAATGTCTACGCTCTTGGCTGGCTCTTTCTCTGGCGGCGTGTAGTCCACGATTCCCTGCACGTGCAGGTCCCGCTGCTGGGCTACCTTCTTTATGTCCGCCACGCTGTCGATCCACGCAGCCGGGTCCAGGTGGGCCCGCCTGTCAGCCAAGCCGCCCATATAGAACTTGCCGGAGACATTTATGCCTGCTTTTTGGGCCTCTCGGACCATCCTGGCGGCCATCGCCGGAGGCATACCGTTCATCCATTCTCCGGCGTAGCGGCCTTGCATCAGCGCCCTGTCGGTGCCCCTAGTGCCAGGAGGGGTCTGCAGGGCGCACATCTCTGCCCATCTTTCCCCGTGACCGTCGGCGAGCATTTGCAGGTAGTGGCGCTGTACCGCCTGGCTGGACTTGGCGATATCATGCGGAAGGTGGGCTCGCTGCTTCACTGCATTAGCTCCGGAGGAACCTGCGGAGCCTGCTCAGGCGCTTGCTCCGGCGGTGGGGCGGCGGCTTCTGGCTCAGCCGGCGGCCCTGGCTGCGGCTGCTGCATCTCCGCCGGCGGCGGTGGCGGCGGGACCAGATATGGCGTGGCATCGAGGTCGAGCGAATCCGCCCAGTCCTTGATGAGGGCGTTGAATGGCTCGACGACGCCGGCTCCGATCAGGTTGCTTAGCACGGGCCCAAGATTCTGCAGCGCGGCCTGCATCTGCTCTTGGCGAGTTGACTTATTGGGCTTTCTCGCCGACCCGGACTCGATTCGGTAGTCGTATTCCCGCGCCACCTGGATGGGCTCGAGCGGGGATACATGCTGGCCCCACGCGGCGGCGCCGATAGGGCCGACGATTGCCTCAACATCCTGAGGTGTCAGCAGCCACCTGGCAGCCATCGCCTCCTTGCGGGCCAGCTGCGTCATGGAGTTCTCGACGTTTTCGGCCATGTCGTCTGGGCGAATGCTGATCTGCTCTGACCGGACCGAAGCTTCGGTGGCCGACCGGATCTGCTTGTTGCTCAAGCCGTACACGAGCTCAGTGAGTCCGAGACGCTTTTCGAGCATCTCTGTGACGGCGTTGATCACAGACCAGATTTCGTTGGTGGCGTTCGGAAGCTGAAACACAGAGATGACATCTGACACGCTGCGGCCGAGAATCTCAGACAGCTCCACGATCTTGAAGCCGCCCTGAGACTGCGACAGGATTTGGTCCTTGATGTCCTGGTCGGCCGCCTTCGAAACGCCAATCAGAGTCTCGCAGCTCACTGCCACGCGCTGCGCCAGGAACGAGAACGCCCAGCACAGGAACCGCAGCTCGGGAATTCCAGGTTTGATGTGGCTGATTGGCCAGATGTATCCCGGCTTTCGGTGGAAGCCCAGCATAGTGAAGGGCCATCCATTGCTTTCGGCCCAGAAAGGGATGGGCCACTGCACTGCCCGAAACATAGACTGTGGCAGTCCGGTCTGTGGATCGACCTGCTCGTTGAGCATCTCCGGCGGAACATTGATCGGAAATTTGACGCCATCTGCAACGACTATGTAGCAGTTGTCCCCAATGGCATCGAAGAATCCGCGCTGGTCTTTAGGGGCGTCCTTCAGGCGATCGCCGAAGCCAGTCTTCGACCAGATCTTCCAATACGTCATGAGATCATTGGTTTTGCCGACCCGCCGAGAGCTGGCCTTGTAGTCGCCTGACAAGCTCGAGCTGAGCTGATTGTCGTCGTGCCGGTAGGTCGGCTTTGACTCTAGGTTTGCCTGCAGCAGCTCCCGGTCGATGCCGTACTGGCGTGCAACGACGTCGATTGGGTGAATGCAGCGGCGGGCGCACCACGTAATGTCTTCGATCTCTGTGGCGGCCGGATCCAAAACCAGATTGTCAATGCTGTCCGCGAAGCTGCCGACGCTGCTGGTGCCCGATCCGGGATCGGTGACCAGTTCCGTCCACCACACTCCGGCGCCCTTTATGATCGCTTCGTCCACCACGCGCCGGCTGTGGGTCTTCAGGTCCAGCTCGTTGGGCGTGTAGTTCAAGTACGCCGACAGCAGCTTTGACACGGTGTCGCGGATGGCGTCGCGCATCGCAGTCTCCTGCAATGCCATTCCATACTGCTGCACGATCGCCGGGTCGTTGGGGTCGATCCCCAGAGCCTCAGGAGGAATCTCAGGAAACTTTTTCGGCGTCACCTGGCGCACCGGGTTGCGGTGGTAGATGACGCTGGCAAACAGCTTCACGGCCTCGAACACGCGGTTGAGCTGCATCCGAAATCCCGGCGGGGAGATCGAACGGTTGTAGCCGTATTCGCTGCGGGAATACTCGTCGCGCCAGAACCAGTTGTGCGGACCGTCGAAGAAGTCCATAGCCTCGCGAGCGTCCTCAGTGAAAGGGCGCTTGTGCTTGAGGCCCAGCTCGATTTTCTTCAGCCAGCTGGTTGCGATGACCTGCAGGACGTCTTCTCCGGTGTCATTTTGCGCCATTGCTTGCAGCCTTCTTCGAATCGCGTTCGTGGTGAATCGCCAGCGCAGAGGAAACCTGCTGTGCGCGCAGGATGTCCTTGTGCGAATCGCTGAAGTCCCAGCAGCCCCACTGCCGCCAGGACGGATTGTCGCGCAGGCTGGGATCGTCCTTGTGGCGCACGCTCGACTTCTCAACGAAGCCGACGCCAGGCGAGAACACCAGGATCGACACGGTCAGGGCGCCTGGACGCTCGTTGATCCAGCCGAGCTGAGGATCCTGAGGGGCGAGGGGGTCGTTGTACCAGTAGACGGTGTCACCGAGACGGGCAGCGGGCGGCATAAATTCAGTTGTCATGTGGCATTCCTGATTTGGGACCGAGATACACGAAGTCGTCGCCGCCAGCGCGCTTCTTCCGCCGGCGTGCCCAATCAACGTACCAAGGCTCCTCCTTGAGCTCGACCTTAGGCCTGTGATACTTCGGCCTGTATGCGCAGAGGTACTCGAGGCACTGGCAGGCGTGAACTTCTCCGCGCGTATTTGGCTGGTCCGTAACGACGTAAGTCCCAGCCAGGTAGTTCACTTTTTTCTTGTAGCGCTTCAGTTCTCGCTCCAAATCGGGGCAGGCCCCGCGCAAAATGCGCAGAGTGGGCGTGCCCTCAGGGCGGATATGGAGGTAGTTCTGGGTGGCCGCCATTCGGGCGGCGATGTCGTCGCAGCCGGCCAGGAAGCTGGAGCCAGTTACGGCGCTACTAACCCCCCTCTGGCGCAGCTGCTCCGAGTACAGCTCTACCGGCAGGCGCCCTGAGCCGATTTCGCGGATGCGGCCTCCGTGCATGTCGATCAGAAAGGCGTGGAATGCCTGGCCCTTTGTCTTTTCGGCGAACTTCTCTCCGAAGATAACGGCGTTGCATTGGCGAATGTAAAGCTGGTCGTACACCAGAAGCATGTTCTCGTCGGGCGGCACGGCACCGAACAAAACGGCGGTGACGGCGTGGCCGGGATCGACTACGGCGTACCTGGTCCAGTCGTCAGGCACTACGTTTTTCGGCAGCTCGGACCGGTCGTAGCCATGCACTGTCATCGTGTATGTGGGATAGCAGAGGATTGAGTCGGTAACGAACTCGCCCTCGCTGCGCATTCGAAGGACGTCCTCGCCCAGAGACGCCCACCGCTCGATGTTCTTGCGCTTCTCTTCGGAGTCGATGTGCGGGTTATCTAGGAACCGAAGCACGAACTTGACGATGTCCGGGTTTGGGTTGTTCGCCAGCACGGCCGCATCTGCGCGCTCGGCGAGGCCGGCGAGCGAGTCGTTCTTGCTGTGCGGCATTGCGCTCCAGCAGAGGCAGCCCTTGCGGTCGGCAAGTCGCGCCTGCATTTCGGGCAGCCAGGCCTCAGAAGACAAATCCTCGTCGATGTGGACCCTGTCGGCCTGAAAGCCCTGCGGAGGCTCGCCCCCCGAGCTGAAGAAGTAAATCGTCCAGCCGTTCGTTAGCTCTGCGCTCTGGATGTAGCGGGCGCTCTTGAGCAGCCATGCGATCTTCTTGACCATGCGGGGCGGAATAAGCGGCGGAGCGGGCTTGGCTTCGCTCTGCCTGGCGGCGTCAGTTGTAGGGTTGTAGGCGCGCCACTGCTGTGTTTTTTCGTCGCGGATGATCTTGAACGCCCCAGCGCGGAACAGCATGGGGTACACAACCATCCCGATATGCTTCCAGTCTCGACCCACGATCACCAGGTTCCCGTCCTTCTGCGGGTACTTCTGGTGCGGATCCATGCCGCAAACCGCTCGGGCGTCCTCGACAAACGTCGACAGGGACTTGCCAGAGCGATTTCCGCCGAGAACGATGATTTCACTTGCTTTGCAGGCGTGCATCTCCGCCTGCGTCGGCGTCGGCTGGTAGAGCTTTAGCGCCTCGATTTTTCGGTCGGCGAGCTCGGACTGGATCTCTTTTAGCTGGGCTGCTGCGAACCCGCCCACCTTCGATACCGATGGCAGCGGCGGCGGGGCCACCGGCTTCTTGCGCGAACGTCCCATCTACGATCCTCCCTTGAAACTGCTGCGCCAAAGCCAGGAGTCGGGTGTCCAGCTCCTTCTCTAGCTCGTCGTCCGTCCATTGCCCCAGAGGCTTCTTGGCCCCGCCCATGTCTGTGTTCTTGACAACCAGCCGCACCAAAGAGTCCAGTATCTTGGTGCGCGTAGCTCCTCCTGGAGCCGAGTCGAAATACTGCTTGACAAGCAGGGCAGAAAACCCGCTCGTGCCACCGAAATACTCCATAAGCCGCTCGAGGAGCTCGCTGGAGTGCGGGATGTTCTCCCCGCCCTGACGGGCCGCATTGAGGAACGTATTGACGGCGCCCTGCTCAATGGCACGGGAGTCCAGCTCCTTGCGCTTGGCGCGCTTGCCACGATTCACCTTCGCACGGCAGATGAGGCAGCGGGTGTCCCAGCGGCCGTCCTTGCGACGCCTCCAGCTGTCCTGCGACAGCGGGAATGATCCGCCGCAATCTATGCAGACCTGGTCGCTCATAGGTGGACAGCAGTATACCAAACGACAGGCCGCTGGTGGGCGTCCCCCTCCCACCAGCGGCCAACTCGTCACGAGATCGCGGGCCTGTATCAGAAGCCTGCGTTGGTGCGGACCAGAATCCGACCCGACGTCGTGGCGCTGGTTTCGATCGCGAAGCCGAGCTGCGCGTTCGAGCCCTGCGCAGCCGCCGAGCCCGCGGGGGGCGGGGGAAAGGCGAGGGGACGGAAACCCGCGGCCTGCCGACGCTGCCGGTTTTTGGGTTGCTGCATCGCTTGTGTGCATGGGGGAAAGCGG